ATAAAGAAACAGTCAAGGTACCTGTTATGTATGCATCACCAGAGAGATGGTTGAGTATACAAAAGATGGGTTTCATGAGAGATAAACGCCAACAATTAATTACGCCAGTGATAGTGTTCAGAAGAACTGGTATGAGTAAGAATGAAAACTTACCACAAAATAAAATCGAGGCAAACAATCCACAACAATTTGTTACTATAGAACAGAATTATAATCAACAAAATAGATACGATGCCTTCTCAAGACAAATAGGATTAACACCAAATAAAACTTACTACAATGTAGTGATGCCAGATTATGTTATATTGAATTATGAGTTCACTATATGGACATCTTACATTGAACAAATGAACAAACTCGTAGAAAGAATTAATTATACCAATGGAAGTTATTGGGGTGAACCTGGTAAGATGAGATTCAAAAGTAGAATCGAATCATTTAGTGATGCAAGTGAAATGGATACACAAGGTGAACGATTAGTAAAAACTAATTTTACAGTTGAGATGATGGGATATATTATACCTGAAGAATTTAACAGATATGCAACTACTAAAAAATACCTAACACCTAAAAAAGTTATTATCAATATGGATGTTGAAAAACCTGCAGAAGAATTTGTTAAAACAGATGCAGGTGGTGGAGCTTCTATAAATGCACCAAGACAAGATGTATTTAGTATATCAGTTTCTAAACCATTAACATTTACTGCAGGAACTGGTGTTACTTTAAGTGCTGATGGAGTTGGATTTGATGGTTCTCAAGCATTAACTCAAAATATTTCTATTGGACAGGATGTAAGTACAACATCCAATGTAACTTTT